CAGTAATCACTACCAGCTGTTGGTGCGTAAATTTCTTTCTTGGGATCAAAAGGATCACTCTTGGGAAATACTCTATCATAAACAGCACTTGCGATATCAGGAATAGCAGTTGTTTTTCCTGTCGCAGCTTCTCCATGTAGATATACACCAAAAGGGGGACGTCTATATTGACCGTGAAACATATAAGGAGCAAGAGCACGCAATTTTACAGTTACCTCTCTATGAAACGTTTGTAAAACACCCAACACACGCTTAGGAACATCTCTATGAGCACTATCATTAATCAAAGAAGTACCTTGTGAGTACAATTTTTGTAAATCATGCACTTGACAGTCAGTTTTATTCACATACTCTTCTGTATTACTATCATTCAAAATTTTCTCAGCTAAAGTCAGATACTCATAATAATCCTTGTAGCACACATCTTCGGAATCCTCGACAAAATAATCAATTACAGATCTTACTGTTTTAAAAATCCAATCGGAGATCGTTGTTGCTCCACGAATTATATCTGAAAAACTCTTGATTCGCGCAGCAGTGGCCTTCAACTGAAAATCTGAACCAAAAATGGCAGATGAAACAGCAGCAGACATTGCGTGAAAAATATTCTCAGCGTCAGGATCAAAGACTTGTCCTGTACCAGCATTCATAGTTTGAGAACCACCTTGGGCTGTAGGAACTTGCGGCGACCAAAGGGCTTTCAAACTATTCGACAGTTTTGATAAGAGTGTAGAATCAATGTAATCAGCGAAGAAACCAGCTACGAATAATAACTTCAACTCTGTCGATGGTGACTTGTGTATAGCTACACAAAGAATAACCAATTTCAGGAGGAATTTCTTAATCGTTGGTGTTGACTCGGTAACATTCTCATCAGATTGACCACCGAGAGACAAGACATGCTGATGCCGCATCTCAATACCAGTGGTAATAAGTCTGTCAAAATGCTCTAACGTTTCTGTTCCGAGATTGAAAGTAGATTCAGTCGATAATTTGGAAGCATTAACGTTAACATTGTGTTGTGTATTTGCGATGTCGGGTGTAGACACTTGGTGAGAAGAATTCATCGTTCTTGGCAATCGCGATGTCATATTCTCAAAATATTGTAGTGTTTCTGCACCCAGATTCAATTCATGCGAAGTTTGCACCTTAGGCATACCAGGCAAGAAAGAAGAGAAGTTAACTTGAGCATCACCCGCTAAGAAATTTTCCAATTCCTCCTCAATTTCCTTCTCTGTGAAAACCTCTTCTACAGGCCAATTTTGTAGAACCTGCATCCAGGGGTCTTCTTCAGTATACTTCTCAACGCGTTTCAGAGTAGCGGGATTCAACTTGAATTTCTTCATTGACATTTTGACGAGTCGTTTCTTGTATCGTGAATTCAATTTAATTCGGTGTTTCTCTCGTTCTTTGTCGTTCAGACATTCAGAAATTTCATAATCTTCCACAAACGATTCTTTGGGTTCAGGAATCCAAATGGATTCTCCCTCATACTTCATTCGTCGGTAATTATCAATCATTTGTTGACGCTTCTTACGTTGACAAGTTTTTGTCCCACTCAGTTTCGTTTTCAAAGCTTTGACAAAAACTGAAGATTGTCCTGTGAGTTGAGGCAACAATTTCACTGATTTCTCAGGTGTTTCCTCAAAAACCATGTAGCCTATGTGCTTGTATATGGAATTCAGGTCAAAATATTGGAGGTATTTCTTGTATCTTTTGGGTGAAATGATGAAGTTATGGATCTTGCGGTGTCGTCTTGTAGAACAATTATAACAGTGCATGTGTTTAACCATAGCCTTCAAATCGAGAAAAACCTCTATGTCAAGTGGAACTTTCGATGTGTGAATGTATCTCGTGAATTCGACTGGAAAATGAATGGAATTCATTCGTGCAAACCAGAAGAAGTCATTGACACGACTCACATCTTTTTGTACCCCTAGTTTAACACTAGTAGGTGTAGTATTTTTATCTTTTGTTGACTTAACGTCAATCAAATTTTGCTCATTTTTGGTGACTTCTGACTTAACGTCAGTAAATCCAGTTTGAGAAACGTCGCCGGTCATCAGGCTAGTTTCAGGTTGGTGCTCGAAAGCAAGAGTGTGCCCGGAGGCAAAAGATTGAGTTTGATTTGTTGAAGAAAAAGATGTCATTG